TGGTGGAAAGAAAGGGATATTTGGTATGTCTGGTGGACAACGAGCAGGAAGTATGGCAAGCAGTGCCATGATTGGTGGTGGTTTCCCTCTCTTATTTGGACAAGGTGGTTTAAGTGCTTTAGGTGGTGGTCTTGGTGGTTTAGCAGGTGGAGCATTAGGAGGAGGATTTGGGTTTGCACTGTCTATTGTTGGTACGGCTATGGCATCGAAACTTGATGAAGTTATTGCCTTCAGAAAAGAAATAAGTGACTTGAATAAAGATATGAGGCTTATGGGTATTGATGCAGGGTTTAGTGCAAAACAAATAGTAAAACTAGGAAAAAGTTTAGGAATAACTAAAAAGGAAGCTTTAGAGGTCGCAAAAGGATTTAAACGATATGGAGGCAAGGCAGGTGGTTTATTTGCAGAGTTTTTCGGAGATGCACAAACATTTGAAGCTACAGCAGGTGGAATAGATATTCAGTCAGCTATAGCTGCAATTAAGGCACACGAAAAAGATATGACTGTAGAGAAAGAATTACAATATAGGATCATGCTTCAAACTAAAGGTGTAGAAGCAACAATTAATGCTTTAGTAGAAAAGAGAATAAAACGTGCTAGAGAAGCATTTGAAGAAGAACAGAAAAATCAGAAGAGGAGGGAATCGGCAAGCAATTTAAGTTATTGGAGTGGAATGACTTCAATTAGTCCAGGTTTCGAGGCACAACAGAAGAAAGACCTGGACGCACAAATAGAAAAAGAGAAAGAACTTATAAGGCAATTTGAGAGGCAAAGGGATTTAAGGAACGAATTAGCTTTAGCAGCAGAAAGACAAGCACAATCAGTAAACACAGCAATAGAATCTGTTGAAAAGGAATTAAGGAAGCTCACTAACGCTCAATATCAGATCGTTCAATTAGCCGACAGTATCGGAAGTTCATTGAGTGCTCAACAAGCATTAGCAAATCTGTTCCAACGAACAGCAGATATGTTTTTAGATATGGCTGCACAGATATTAGCTGCACAAATAAAAGCAAAAATTTTAGGAATATTTGCAGGGATGTTTGCAGGTGGTACAGGAGTAGAAACTACAACAACCTCTTCCTCTTCTAATGGAATAAAAATAGGAGGGATTATAGATCCTACTCCGAAAGCAGCAGGTGGCCCCGTGACAGGCGGTTCTCCTTACATTGTAGGAGAAAAAGGACCAGAATTATTTACACCAACAAGTTCAGGTCATATCACTCCTAATGATGAACTTGGAGGTTCAACAAACATAGTGGTTAATGTAGATGCTTCTGGATCGGATGTTGAAGGAGATCAAGAAGGTGGAAGACAGTTAGGTGAAATGCTTGCAGCCGCAATACAATCAGAATTAATTAAACAACAAAGACCAGGAGGATTACTAACTAAATAATGGCTACTTTCCCTTCAATTACACCTACCTATGGTTCTCGAAAAAATAGTTCTCCTAAAGTAAGAGAAATTCAGTTTGGAGATGGATATTCTCAAGTCTTACGTTATGGGTTAAATCAAAATCCAAAATCATGGAGCTTGAAATGGGAAGTTTCTGAAACTGATGCAGATACTATTGAGACTTTTTTAGATGCTAGGGCTGCTGATGGTGCAACGTTCGATTGGACTCCTTTGGATTCAACGACTTCTTATAAGTGGCGTTGTTTACAGTGGAATAAGCTTATTCGATATAAGAATCGAGCCACTATTCAGGCAACATTTGTCCAATATTTTGAACCATAATGGCCGTTATTGCATGGGCTGCTAGCACCGCCTATTCAGTAGGCAATATTAGGAGAGCTACAACTCAACAAGCTAGTGGATTAGTTTTTAAATGTACAACTGCTGGTACGAGTGCAAGCTCTCAACCTGCTTGGCCTACTGATGTTGATAGCACTGTTACTGATAACACTGTCGTTTGGACTGCTATTAGTAGTGTTTATGCTGATTTAGCTTCTTTCGAGCCAGATACAATTATTGAGTTATTTGAACTACGTCCAACATTAGAACTGCATGGAACAACAGCAGTAACAAGATGGCATGCTGGAGTTAATGAAAGTGTTACTGGAAATATTGTTTGGAATGGTAATGCGTATACTCGTTTACCAGTAAAAGCAGATGGGTTTGAATTTACGTCAACTGGAGCCTTGCCAAGACCGACATTAACAGTTGCAAATAACTTTCCTGTTTTTGCTGGTTCAATGACTGCTTTATTAATTGATGTTAATCAGACAACACCAGGGAATGATTTAGGTGGAGCAGAGATCAGAAGAATAAGGACTTTAAAGAAGTTTTTAGATGGAGAATCTGGTGCAGATCCCTATGCAACTTGGCCTGAAGAAAGATGGTTTATCGATAGAAAATCTAGTGAAAATAGGGATACTGTAACTTTTGAATTAACTTCTAAGTTTGATCTTGCTAATACTTTTATTCCAAAAAGGCAGTTAATAGCAAATATTTGTCAATGGGAATATAGAAGCTCTGAATGTAGTTATACAGGAGCTAATTATTTTGATGCTGATGATAATGTTGCTGGTTCTTTAGCTGCTGATCGTTGTGGCAAAAGATTAGATTCTTGTGCAAAAAGGTTTGCTAATTTTGAATCAACAGGAGTTGTCACATCAGGAAGTAATCAATTAACACTGACAGATGTCCCTGAAACAGTGGAAGTTAATAATGCCATTGATGGTTTTGGAATCCCTGCAAGTACAACTGTTAGTTCAAAAGCTGGGAAGGTTATAACAATGAGTGCTAATGCAACAGCCTCTACCAATGTCACAGTTAATGGAACCCTTCAATCTAATCTTTCTCAAATCATTGTCACTAGCGCAACAGGATTAGCTCCAAGCATGACAATTACAGGAACAGGCATTAAAACAGGTACAACAAGTACAGGAATCAGTGGTACGACAGTAACAATGAATCAAGTTGCTGATATTACTGTTGTAGGTTCAGCAGCAACTAATTTTTCTGCTACCAGACATGGATCTCTAAATACCGTATTAGTGGCTGCATATACAGTTAATGCTTCAGTAGGACAAGTTGTGCAAGGCCCAGGTCTTTCTCCTACAGCAGTAGTTAAGGTAACAGATGTTGTTATTGATGACCCAACAGGAGATGACGAAGACAAGAGAAAACATATAACCTTGGATCATGTAATTGGGACGGATCAAGAGGATACTTATTATTTTTATAACTTAGGGACACAATCTGCTATTAGTTATACATTTAAAGGGCCAGATGCTTACAAAATAAGCAAGCCTGCGGATGGTGCTTTACCATTTGGATCATTCCCAAGTGCAGGACGTATTAAATGACATTACCAAAGGAAATTAAAGAAAAAGCTTTGGAACATGCCAAGGCTGAAGCACCTAGAGAAAGTTGTGGTTTAGTTGTTGTTGTAAAAGGTAGAAAACGTTATTTCCCTTGTAAAAATATTGCTGAAACGCCTGATGAACATTTTGTATTAGACCCACAATCTTATGTAGAAGCAGAAGAGAAAGGAGAAATCATTGCTGTTGTTCATAGTCACCCTGTAACGAATCACGCTCCATCAGCAGCAGATAGAGTGGCATGTGAAAAGACAGAGCTTCCTTGGTACGTTGTTAATCCAAGTACAGAATTATGGGGATATTGCGAACCTTCTGGTTTTGAGTTGCCTTATGTAGGGCGTGAGTTTGTTCATGGAATTATTGATTGCTATACGCTTTGTCGAGATTGGTATAACAAAGAATTGAAATTGAATCTTAAAGATTATGAGAGAAGAGATGATTGGTGGCATAAAGGCGAAAATTTATATCTGAATAATTTTAAGAATGAAGGATTTAACGAGATTGAAGTCAGCGACTTGAAATTCGGAGATGCTTTATTAATGCACATTGAATCTCCTGTTCCTAATCATGCAGCAATTTACTTAGGTGAGAATATAGTTCTCCATCACGTTCAAGGAAGATTATCGTCTAGGGATGTGTATGGCGGCTATTATCAGAAGGTAACAGCAAAGGCTTTGAGGCATGAAAGTCGTTAAAGTTTACGGTGCTTTAAAGAAACGTCTTGGTGGTCAAGGGACGTTTAAATTTGATGTCAATACGCCAGGGGAAGCGATTAGAGCTTTATGTGCAAATTTCCCAGGGTTAGATCAGTGGTTGATTGATAGCAAAGATAAAGGGATTGGTTATAAGACCTTGATTGGAAAGGAGAAAGTCACAGAAAGCAATGCGGATAAGTTAATTATGCCTTGGAGCGAAAAGGATGTTTTTAAAATTACTCCTGTTGTTGTGGGTTCTGGTGGACGAGGTTTTTGGGGGATAGTTCTTGGTGTGACATTAATAGCGGCAGCAGTTGTTTTTGCTCCTATGGCTGGTGCTGGGGCTGGTTTTATGGGTTTAGGTGCTGCGGCAAAAGGAACAGGCGTTGCAATAGGAATCGCAACTCAAGTAGCAGGGACTTTAGGTGTGAGCATGGTGTTAGGTGGAATAGCACAATTGCTTTCACCTATACCTGAAATGCCAGGAACTTCTCCAGAGGCTAACTTGATTACTAACTATTCATTTAGCGGGATTCAGAACACAAGTCCTCAAGGATTTCCCGTCCCAATTTGCTATGGTCGCTGTATAACAGGGTCAGCCGTAATTTCAGCTTCACTTGATGTTGTATGACTCAAGATCAACCAATAAAACAACATAGAATAGGAGGTTCTGGAGGTGGAGGCTGCTTTATAGCAGACACACTTATTTCTACTCCTGACGGACAAAAGCCTATTGGGAAATTACAAGAAGGTGATTATGTTCTTAGTTTTGATGATGAGGGCGGTATTCATAAGGCGAAGATTCTAAAAGTACACGTTCATGATGAAGAAGAAATATGGTGGTATAAATTTTGGGGTGGCACTGCATTTACTGCTACATCTAATCATTGGGTATTAAATCAATTCAATGCTTTTGTTGAAGTTGGGACGCTTGAGAATGATGATTGTGTTGTTAATCAAAATAATCATTTAGTACCTTTAGTTGAGAAAAAGAAGATTGGGAAGGCAACTGTCTTTAACCTAACAGTTGAAAATCAACATACATTTATTGCCGAAAACATTCGAGTACATAATGCAGGATTAGGGGCTGGCATTTCTGGTGCGGGTGGTGGTGGAAATAAAGGTGGAGGTGGTTCTTATACTCCAACTACGGCGAATGACACTCTCAGAAGTACACAATTTGCAAGAGTGCTGGATGTAATTTCTGAAGGAGAGATTGAAGGGATAGAAGGAGGTGAGAAAGGTATTTATCTTGATGGGACACCTATTAAGAGCGCATCTGGATCAACTAATTTTACTGATTATAGTTTTGCAACAAGAAACGGAACTCAGACACAGACATATATGGGAGAAGATAAAGCAAGAGTTGAAGTTGAAAGAAATGTCAGTCTTGAAGTAGTAAATAGCACTCCAATAGTTAAAACAATTACAGATAGAGATGTTGACAGAGTAAGAGTTACGATGAGGATTCCTGCTCTTCAGGAATTTACAGATAAAGGAGATGTTTTAGGTGCAAGCGTATCAATAGCAATCCATGTTCAATACAATGGAGGTGGTTATAACGCTGTTGTTACAGATAACATAAATGGTAAATCAAGCAGTAATTATTTAAAGGACTACATGATTGAGTTAACTGGGGCGTTTCCAGTTGATATTAAGTTTATTAGGACAAGTTCAGATTATTCGACAAAATACCAAAATCAAACATGGTTTAGTAGTTATACCGAGATTAAAGATGAGAAGTTAACTTATCCAAACTCTGCCTTATGTTGGCTCAAGTTTGAAGCATCTCAGTTTAGCAATATCCCTCAAAGAAGATATTTAGTTAGAGGGATAAAAGTAAAACTTCCTTCTAATGCTTCTGTTGACACAACAACACATTTAGGACGAGTAACTTATGCAGGTGTTTGGGATGGTTCTTTTGGAGCTGCTACTTGGTGTGCTGATCCTGCATGGTGTTTATATGACTTAATGATAAATACTCGCTTTGGGGCATCCATTCCTGAAAGTTCGCTTGACAAGTGGGATTTTTATAATATTTCTCAATACTGTAATGAATTAGTTTCTGATGGAAGGACAGGTCAGGAACCACGTTTTTCATGTAATTATTATCTAAATTCAAGGAAAGAAATTTATAATGTGATACAAGAGATGACCGCTATTTTTAGAGGCATTAGTTATTACGCATCAGGAGCATTAGTTGCTCTTCAAGACAAACCTGCTGACAGTCAATTTTTGTTAGGTCCATCAAATGTGGTTGATGGAATATTTGAATATACAGGTACGTCCCAAAGAGCCCGACATTCTACTTGTGCTGTCGCTTGGCAAGACTATGACACTCTTGGAGAAGTTCAGTGGGAATATGTAGAAGATGCTGATGCTGTATCGAAATATGGGGTGATTAACAAAGAAGTTCGTTTAATAGGGTGTTATTCACAGGGGCAAGCGCAAAGAGCAGGTCGATGGATGCTCTTAAGTGAACAAAATCTTACTGAAACTGTTTCATTTGCATTGTCTATTGATAGTGGAATAGCAGTAAGACCAGGGATGGTTGTTTCTATTGCTGATCCTGTTAAAGCTGGAGAAAGAAGAAGTGGAAGGATCTCTTCAGCAACAACAACAACTGTTGTCATTGATTCAAGTGACGACCTAACAATTGATATGCCTAATAGTCCTACAGTTTCAGTTTTACTGCCAACAGGATTAATAGAGAAGAAAGTAATCACTAACTTCTCAGGAACAACTATAACAATAGATTCATCAAGTCCGTTTAGTGAGACCCCTGCTAGTGGATCGGTATGGTTAGTAGAGACAACAACAATCGTTCCTCAAACATATAGAGTTGTAGGTGTGACGGAAAAAGGCAATGGGACTTTTACAGTTTCAGCCCTTAAATATAATTCAAGCATTTATTCTGCTGTTGATAGCAAGACTAAAATACAAACTCCAGACATAAGTAATTTAAGTGCAATCCCAGGCGTAGTAACGAATATCACAGGTAATGAATATCTATATCAAGATGGCTCCAATATACTTACTGCCTTTGATTTAGGTTGGACAGCACCAGCAGGAAATGTCTCTGAATATTATATTAACTATCGTTTAGATAGTAATAACTGGACTCAAGTTACATCATTAAATCCTTCTGCCACTTTAAGAAACTTAACGGCAGGTACTTTAGAAGTTCAAGTTCAATCTGCAAGTTTTATAGGTGGTAAAAGTCCTATCGCAACAGGGACATTCACTCTTTTAGGGAAGACAGCAGTACCAGGGGATGTACAGAATTTAACGATAGAACCGATAAGTGTTAACACTGCAAGATTGCGCTGGGATCAAACAACTGATCTTGATGTGAAGACAGGTGGAAAAGTTCATATTCGTCATTCCAGTAAAACAGATGGATCTGCTACTTGGACAAATTCAGTTGATTTAATTGCTGCGAAAGGTGGAGCAACAACAGAGACGAATATTCCACTTTTAGCTGGTGAGGTGATGGTCAAATTTGCTGACTCAGGTGGTCGAATGAGTACGTCAGAAACAAGTATTATTGTTGACCCTCCTGATCCAATTGGTAATTTAGGCGTTTTAACTCGCCGTGAGGACCAAGACAGTCCTCCTTTCCAAGGGACAAAGGTTGATACTTTTTATAGTGATGAATACGATGCTCTTGTTTTAGATGGAGATGCTTCTTTTGATGCAATTACTGATGTTGATGCAATAGGAAACTTTGACTTCTTAGGCAATGTCAAATCATCAGGTACTTATACATTTGCCAGTAAAATTGATCTTGGTGCGGCATTTTCACTTGATCTTCAAAGAAGATTTGTTACTAGAGGGTTCTTACCTGCTGACTTAATAGATAACAGAACGGCTTTGATGGATACATGGGCCGACTTTGATGGTGGAGTTATTAACAACGTGAACGCAATTTTAGAAGTTAGGACAACAAATAATGATCCTGCTTCTGGAGGTGCAACTTGGGGAGCATGGCAGAACTTTGCTAATGGAACATTTAAAGGTAGGGGCTTTGACTTTAGAACTACTTTGACTTCTACAGATGTTGACGAAAATATTATTGTTGACGAACTAGGTTATACAGCTTCATTACAAACAAGAACAGAACAAAGTACGGGACTCGTTGCTAGTGGGGCAGGAACAAAAACAATCACATTTGGAAAAGCCTTCTTTACTGGTACGTCCGCATTAGGAGGAGGTACATCAGCTTATCTGCCAAGTGTCGGAATTAATGTGAATAACATGGCAAGTGGAGATTATGTACAGATGGGGACAGTTACAGGAAGTCAATTCCAAGTAACATTTAAAAACTCAGGAGGAAGCAGTGTTGACAGAAACTTTACATGGTCAGTAGTGGGATATGGAAAAGGCGTATAGAATGGAAGTAACTTTCCCTTGCGGGTTTAATTCTTGTTAACTTAATTCACCTTAAGTATAAAGAAAACCCTCTAAACCCCTTGCAAACACTGGATTATGGCAACTCACGATTATAGTATCGCCAATGGAACAGGCTCGGCCGTAAGAAGCGACCTTAATAATGCTTTAGCTGCAATAGCTTCTAACAACTCGAACGGTACTGATCCGTCCACGACTTTTGCTTATCAATGGTATGCAGACACAGGAGATGGAAAGCTATACATAAGAAATGCGGCAAATAATGCATGGGTAGAAGTTGGAACGCTTGCAAGTGCAAACCTTGGTCTTGCTACAGCAGCCTCACCAACAATTACAGGAACGGCTGATTTCGATAGCAATACAGCCCTCAAAATTTCAGATGGTACGACTGCACAAAGACCTGGATCTCCTGCCGTTGGGATGTTCAGATACAACACCACAACCAATGAATTTGAAGGATATTCAGGAAGTAGTCCAAGCTGGGGGTCCATCGGTGGGTCTGGCGGAGCAACCGGGACAGGTAGCGATACAACTTTCCTAAACTTCGGACAAACAGTGACAGGTTCTTATTCAATCCCTGCAAGCACCAACGCCCTCAGCGCAGGTCCGATAACTATAAATTCAGGCCAAACAGTGACGATTCCATCAGGTTCTAACTGGACTATTGTTTAATTTACGAATTACAAGCTAAACTCAGATCATGGCAATAACAATCTCAGGAACAACAGGAGTTGCAGGGGTCGATGGAAGTGCATCAGCTCCAGCCACGGTTGGAACGGATAGTAACTCAGGGATATATTATGGGGCTGATGTTATTAAATTCTCTACTGGTGGAACAGAGAGAATGTCGATTACAAATACAGGGTTTACAGGGATAACAACAGGGAAGATTCTCCAAGTTGTGCAATGTGCAAAAAATGATACTGAATCCCAAGCAAGTGGTCAAAGCGGGTCAACCTTTGATGGGACACTCTACGATATAGCAGGAACAGATCAGGCTGGTAGCGGTTCAGTTTTCTGTGTCAAAATCACACCCTCTGCTACTTCAAGCAAAATTTTATTTACGTCTACTTTGAATGTAGGCGGATCTTCAGTTTTGTTATATCAAATGTTTAGAGATTCAACTGCAATTAATATTGGTGCGACAGTCTCAAGTAAGCAACCAGCGTCAGTAGCCTACAAGGCTGGATCAGGTGGAAATGGATCAGGTTTTTATGGTCCAGTAAATATGGTATCAACTTATTTAGATTCGCCTAGCTCAACAAGTGAGTTAACTTATAAAGTCAAATGGGGCTGTTCACATGCTTCAAAAACAATATATTTAAATCGGTCACAAGACGATAGCAATGTTTATAGATTCAGACCAGCTTCTTCTTTAGTTGTAATGGAGGTAAGTGCGTAATGGCTGCTTTAGATCATGTAGCAATTAGAAAGGCTTACCCAACTGCCGCACGAGTAAGTGATTCGCAGAATGGAGCTTTTGACAAGGATGGAAAGAAGATCAATCTTGTTCAGTCAAAGATAGATACTGCAAGAGCAGAACTAGATAAGTTGAATTATCGAGTGGAAAGACTCGATGCTTATCCTTCGATTGGAGATCAGCTTGACAACCTTTATAGAGATATACTGGCAGGGAAGTTAGACTCTACAGGGGACTTTGTTAAAGCAATTAAATCCGTCAAGGACGCTAATCCAAAACCATGACAGTTAAATTAGTCCATGCCAGCGGAAACGGTACAAAGTTAAGCGCACCAGCGGCAAATCCATCCGCAGACATTACTTTGAAGGTGCCGTCAACAACGGGATCTGCAGGTCAAGTCCTTAAGGTTGCTTCTGCTAATCACAGTTCGACAAATGCAGAACTTGAATGGGCTGCTGATAGTAGTGGTTTATTTTCTAGTTATGCAATCATTACTAATGAATTATCAGCAGGTACTCAAGGTGGTGCTAGTACGGCTAACGCTTGGACAACTTTCGAGTTAAATACAGAGCTAGCTGATCCTTCTAGTATCGTTAGCATTTCAAGCAATCAATTTACTTTAGCAGCAGGTAATTATTTAGTTAAGTGGCGTACTATGCATCAAAATGGTGAGAGAGCGATAACTAGAATTTATGACGTAACTAATTCCGCAGTTCGTCAATATGGTACAGCGCAATATGGTGTTTATACAGGGCAACTTTGCCCAGGGGTTGCAAGATTAACCCCTAGTGGGTCTACTGCTTATAAGATTGAATACTATGTTGATAACACAGATGGCGGTGCTTATGGTAAGGGTATGGATGCTCCAGATGATGTAGCAGTAACCATCAATGCAATGGTAGAAATCTACAAGGAGGTGTAAACATGGCTATTAATTCAGATGTCAACATTCCATTGGTTCTTAATTACTTAAACAAGAAACCAAATCAATTAAATTTATCTCAAGGCAACCCCCCTCATACAATTCTTGAGTGGATAGGCGGAGACACAAAACCTACGGATGCAGAAATAAATAAAGGTTGGACTGATTACAAAGCTGCTCAAGCTGCTATCGCTTATAAAGCAACAAGAAAAAGTCAATATCCTGAAATTGGCGATCAATTAGACGACCTTTATAAAAA